GTTTCAACAAAGAACGTAAACTAATAACGGGATCACCATGAAAAATTTGTGATGCCTTATCGTTTATAGGAATATAATTCCCAAAAACTACATCAGCTGTAGTAGAACGCAACATTAAATCATCTTGCATCATTTCTCCTGATTGTGGAAAAAAGCTATAATCGTCCATACCTTGTTCTGGTTCAAAGAATTCAAAGTCAGGACCTGCCGACACGTAGCACATAATTTGAATATCCGATACTGCTTGACCGGAACATGTTAAATCATTCTGAACTACAAGAGCAATTGAACCATTATCAAAACTAGGATTATGACTTAACCCATTGGCGCCTCCATAAATGGCTGAAAAACCTTGAAATATGTTGGGTGCTCCGGGACGAGCAGTTCTACAATACGGTAAATGGCTCATAAAGCACACGTCCATTGTAGCTTCATGAGATTCGCTTAAATCCCATACATAATTGTAATTCGTGTTTGATTCAAAAACCGTAGTAGCAGTTACAGTACCAAAACCTGCTGGATCATAAACTAAACGCAACCTACCTCTATGAAAAGACGATGCGATGGCAACAAACCTAAAACGAATTGAACCTCGCCAATATCTAAAAGATTGCGCTACATAAGTCAATGGATTCATACAAATCCGATTCGTGGCACTTCCTAAACCAGTCACCCAATGGTTTGGTGAAACATTAAAAAATTGGATTGATTTACCCGGTATATCGGTAGTTCTCCACGTGACGTTTTGAATAATTGCAGAGCGCTCAATTATATCGGATATCAACATATTGTCTTTACCATTGAAACCTATAACACGAGGATCAATAGAAACCTCTTGTTTATCATCCAATGTTACTTTATATACAGGATCTTTTTGCATAGTGGAAGAAAAATTCGGAAACTTTCTTTCTCTAACAAAACTAAAATCTGAAACAAGAGCTGGTCTAGAATAACCAAGTAAATTAGCAATATTGGACAGGGCCCTAAACATAGTTGTAGAAACATGAGCATATTTGCCTATAACTGGTATACCATGTAAATGTGCGCTAGCCAAAGCCAATGAATTAGAAATATGGCTAATTGGACCTTCTTCTTGATATTCATCAGAACTTTGAGGTACCAAACCAGGTAAATTATTATTAGTAGGAGCACCAAATACTACATTCTCTGCCCAGCAATATACTGATATCGTAATAGTATCCACTGCTGTTCCTAATTGTAATAAAGGAACTAATTCACCCAACAAGATAATTCCCATATTATTTTGCTCGTTCAACGCCAAACTAAACGATTCAAACTTATGTAAATATGGTAAACGTAAACAACCTCCCTGACTGGTTGTTGGATTCAAATAAACATGTGGAAGTTGAGATAATCTACAACGGTTCAACGGTCCACCACTTGTAGCTATATTACTTAAGGCCGATAAACTGTCTACGAC